TTAGAAAAAGAGCGCATCCGCGCCTATGGCAAGTCCTTGTGTCTGGCGTGATTCTACCGCTTGTGCAGGCATGGCAACGGCTCCAACTGCTCCAACAAGGCCATTTTCATAAGCTTCCGCAAATGTCCTAAAGGCGTCCGCTGCGTGAGAACACCTATTATGCAAGGGGGTATCCCGTTCAACACCATGTGCTCCTGCCGGGGCCTTCTGATAATTCTCCAGGGCATTTACGCCAGACATATATTCCACTCCGTCAATTTTCAGGGGCCGGGAGCATCGCTCATGAAAAATGCAATGATTCAGGAGGCGCCGTACCGCAAAAATACCATTCCACACATCGGAAATGCGCGGCACTACGGACACATTGAACCCTGCTCTCCTCAAATACACGTCAAAGGTAATCCCGTGGGGATCTCTCCTCCCTGCGTCGTGGGGAACCAGATGTTTGTAAATGGGTCCAAACATCACTTCCCACTTCGTTCGGATGAAATTGATATACCACTCCAAGGGCTTTTCATTGGCCTGCAAGCAATCCATCACGTAAAACTTGCCGTCTCCCCTCACCTGCCAGAGCCAGAGAACCATATAATCAGCCATGCCAATATCCCAGGACACGTAATAGGGAGCCAGGTCGTCCTTTTCAAATTCTCCGCACAACCTCCCTTTGGATCTCAACATATCAATGTATGAGCCATAAATAGACCCTTCCACCAATGACTGAAACGCCTCTTCCGGTGTAGAGGGATATTCCTGACGGACCAATCCTCCAAATGTCTTGTATTGGGAGGCGTACCAACGCTTTTGGGCATCATTCAGGGAAATACCGCACCTTAACCTCAAATCCTCGAAATACTTTTGCAAATCCTCCGGAAAACCGCCTCCCTGTTCACCATCAGCCTCAAGGAAATACTCCGGATTTTTCCACCAGGGGAAGAAAAAAAACTTCCAATCCAGGGAAGAAAGATGTTTGCCGACCATTTCCATGGACGTCTTGGTCATCTCGTAATTCAGGCCAAACTTTCCTCCCTCATGGGTGGATTCCCGAACAATCACTCCATCTTTGGAAACGGCGTTCATGGCCCCCGTTACAATTTCACGAGCCCGCAGCGGGGCGTGGGCCGCAACGTATCCAAGCTCGGAGACATGCAGAAACTGGAATGTCCCGCCACGGAGAGATGTGCCGGCTGTAATTTTACTCCCATTGGAAAAAGACACCGTCGTTTTGGAAGGTTTGGCTTGAATCTCCCCTTTAATGAGGCGTCCTAATTCGGCCAGGGCAACGTCTTCTTCCGTGGGAGCATCCGGTACATAATCCAAACTCCTGTAAGCCAACTCAATTTTGCCAATCTTGCCAGTCCCATCCACCAAAGTCTTATCAATGATGCCGCAATGGAAATTGGATCGGAACAGGCACATGTCCAGCATCAGCATGGCCACATACGTGGAAATTCCCAGCTGGCGCGCTTTCAGAATATCATTCCTGTACCATAACTGCTCATGAAGCCGCCGCTGGGCCCAATTCAACTGGAACCTTTGCATCTTGCCCTCTTTATTGATAATCCAGTAAAGGTGATTTAATCTCCACACGCGTTCGGAAAGTCGTTCTTTTAGAATCTCTATATTATTATCCATTATGCCTGAATAGCTAATAAATTGAAATCGCGGTTGCCGGAAACGCGGATGCCCACCATGGAATCGTAATTCCAGCATCCATCAGAAACTAGAGAATGCCATCCCCTTGTTAAAAACGAAGACGGGGAACGGTCCAGTACATCCCAGCGGGTTCCGTCGATGCTTACCTCAACACCATCCACCAGTGCATCAGAGCCAAAGAAAAACATCACTCCGCCGCTATGCTGGATGCGTCCAGCAGCTTCAAGAGAAATCAGGGCGTTAGTCTCTAACACAGACACAAAATCCCTACCTCCTGGATCCTGAAACTCATTACCCGGCGCCAGCACCTCAATAAACCGTCCATCCTCCCGCTCCACCAGGGCAAACAGCAAATCCGCCTGATCCCCATTGGGCAAAACGGCTACCCCCTCGAACACTCCTTCTGTCGTGTACCGGTGCCAGGCATGCACCTGGTGCATGCTATTATAAGTCATCAGCGCCAGTGCCCCGTCCCGGCGTACAAACACCGCCCGCGGCTCCGGCTTGCGCACAAAAGCAACACCCCGGCACCCACCGCCGTCGGCCAGCACATGATCGGCAAACACTGTCAAATCGCGGGACACAAACCCGTCGCTCTCGTAATCATACCCGTACTGATACACCCGTCCGCCGCCCCTCTCCACATACAGCACCTTATCTGTCGCCATCAGGGCCGGCACATCGGAAGAACCCACAAACCCGTGGCTATCCGCCCGCGCATTGGCGTAAGTCATCACCCCCTGGCCGCCGGACACCGCCCACTCCGCGTCCGCCGTTCCCAGCAGCAGCCGGGAACTCTGTGCCATCAGCCAGCAAATCCTGTTCTGCGTTGTGGTGCTCAACGTCAAAGCCAGCGCGGAATCATCCTGCTTCCCCACCTCGAAACTGTTGAGGTCATCCGTCTTGCTCAACCACACCGTCTGCGGCTGGGCCTGCGTAGCGGCCAGCACCAGTCGCTGCTGAAACACATCCACCAGGGAAGGAAACCCGTACACCCCCCGGAACGCCGCGAAACTCCACATCAACGACTCCCCGGACGGAGGTACCCCCTCCGGAACCGCGGACACATTATCCCAAAGGGAATACTCCGCGGAAGCCGTCACCTCGGCCACCTCTGCCTCCATCCACGCCGTACAGGGCGGCACCTCCAGCTGCGCTCTGGCCCGTTGACTGACGGAACCTCCGGTCCAGGTCTCCATCCTCACCACATAAACCCCATCCTCCAGCACCGTAAAAGACGCCTTCTCCATCGTGGAAAACACAGGCATCAACGAATAAGAACCGCCATTACCCTCGCAAAAAGAACACACATTCAACGTCGAATTCAGCCGAATCGTCTGTCCGGCATAAACGCAGACAAACCCCTGCATCGACACGACTGTACCCGCTGGCAGAAAAAATCGATACATCTCAATCGACCCCTCCGCAAACCGGTCCAAACTCACCTCTGCCTGCTCCCATTCCAGGCGCACCATGCTCCCGGTGCCGACATCATCCGTCGTCAACCCATCGGGCTTCACCGTCAGCGTCCGTCCCTCCCTGGATACCTCAAACCCGCCGTCCACCTTGGCCCCATCAACCAACAATGCGGAAAAAACCGGCAGGCCCTTCTTCTCGAAAAAATCGCAAAAATCACTCCCCAAAGGCAGCGTCAACTTGCGCACGTCGCTGGTAGACAGGGAATGCAGCCGCAGCACCACATCCTTCTTATAAGCATCCACCACCAGCTTATTCCCGCAGGAATCAGCCGGAAACCCCTGGCTGGGATCGGAACCGTTGGAAAGCTGGGACTCATACAACATCAGGCGTAAATAACACTCCTCCCCCGCCTCGTCCCCGGTCAGCTGCAAATTGGAAGCGGCCCCCACCGGGGAATTGGACGTACCAAGCAGCTGCCAATCCTCATTCGGAAAACGCCGCTCCACGGCATACGTGCCGTACCACTCCTTATAACAATAAAACGTCCAGGTCCCCTTGCAGGTAATCGTATTGGAATGGCAAATCACACCCTTATGAAAATGCTCCGGATAATCCGCCGGAGACGTCAGGCCATCCACAAAATCCGCCGCCCCGTTAAAATCCCTGTCGCACGTCCACCAGGACCAATAACTCCCCTCATTGAGGCAGAGCTTTTTCCCAGCCGTGAAAGTGCTGGCTGCCGTAAACGCCTTGGCAATCACCCAACCCTGGCGAACCACGGCCCCCGTGCTGAACCCGGTCTGCTGGGGCACCGTCACCTGGACGCGCATCACATCCCCCTCGTTAACCGCCGCATCCGGATCGGACGCATGATCCCCGAAAGACACCCTGTAACACCCCTCATCCAACGTCAGGCGCACCGGAAAATCCCGGAACTCCTCATACCGCCAGGGGCGGGCCTTAAACTCATAGGGAGCCAGGGAAAACGCGCCCTCGTCATCCCGTCTCAGCACCATCAGCTCATGCGTGGGGCAGGCCAGAAACAACATGCTGTTCACCTGTTTGTGGCGCAAAGAGGAAACATCGTCCTGGCTCCATACGGAAGGCAGGGAGGCAACCACATCCCCCTCGGCGGACAACACGCGCAACAGGGAAGGGGACACCTCCACAAGAAAACGGTCATTGGTGGAATAAACATAAGGCAAAATCACGGAACCCTCTAAAGCGGCAGCCACGCGCCGGAACCCGCGGCGCCGAGAAACGCCGCCCATCTGACCCAGATCCAGATTCTCAATCCTGGAAGCCCCGCGGTGAAAATTATCCAAGTCCGCCCGGACGGCAGTGGTAGGGGAAAGCTCGCCTCCGTTGAAAGCGCATCGAATCATGCCTCCCTATTAGCACACATTTTTGCCGCACGAATACAACCGTAACTTGAGTAAGACTACAGAAAAATAAATCTAACAAAATTATTCTATTGAATCCATTATTGCCAATTACGTATAATACTCAGATATGTCATACTATATCCCTCATATATTGGAAATTGTCTTCGGTTTTATTTTAGGTTATTCCGTTTTCTGTTTTAATGCTTTTATCAGTAACAGAAAGGTAAGAGGCAATAACATTGAAATGTCCGGCTCAGTTATAAATGGAAAAGTTGCCGGCAGAGACATCAATGAAACAATTCAAAATATTGGTAAAGCAATTTCACGGATAGAGAATGCCACCATTACTCAAAAAGAGTCCCTGGAAAACATAAAACCCTTGAAAACAAATGGAAAAATAGATTTATTCATAGTGGAAATTCCAAAAATTTATCATTTCAATAATGAATTCTTAACAGAAGAATTAGAATCTTTAATTGATACATTGAACATAGAGGGATGGAGTTTTCAGCAAATTCAATTTATGTGCCATAATGATTTTGACATTGCCATTTTTGAAAAACCTGCTGAAAACAAACTTCATTCCAAAGTCTTCTTTGAACGAAGGAAAATATAAGCCACTGAAAATAACACTTCAAACCAACGGTTCATTCCCCACGCCGTCCAGCAACCCTGGGCGGCGTTCTTCATCTTCTTGGGGAGCCTCTATTCCATCAAACTCAATCGGAGCGGCTTTACCATTATCAGGATGTACAAGATGCTCCTGTTGCGTTCCGGCAAGCACCGCGGCAATCTGCGACAGGCCGGGAACATCTACCGGTTCCGGCTCATTGTAACCGGCCAGCTTGGAAAGCTCCCTCACCGCCTCAATCTTGCCGGGCATCTTCTTGCGCATCCCTGAATCTGTGTAGGCAACCTCCTGGCATAAAGGAGAATCTTCGCCCACTTCTCCAATAGGTGTACGCAACACAGCAGTAAGAAACTCAAGGCATTCCTGCTTGGTGGCAATCGCTGATCTGTCCAACTGGGCATTCAATTCATCAATTATTCGCAAAACTTCGCCATCTTTGGACAAACGAGAAGCCGCCTTACTGGCCGCGTCATTACTCATGTCCTTGCGCTTGTAAGCTTTACGATATGCGTCCGCTTTGGACAATTTTGACTCAACCAAGAGCCTGGCAAATTCCTTCTTCTTCTCTGTGGCAATAGATGTTTTATCTCTCTTAGGCATGATCTTTCATCGTTCGTGTGATCGCGTCTTCCAATCGTTTACGCCCTTGTGCCGTGAGGAAATAACCTTTTTTGAATCTGCCGCCATATTGGGAGGTAGAAACGTCTCCTGCACCGCAAAGGGTATTCAAGTGAAAGCACAGACGGCTGGAAGATACGGAAACGCGGTTGGCAATTTCTCCGAACCGAATGCCGGGATTAAGACCGATACAGGAAAGAATGGCTATCTGAACCGGAGACATTTTCAGCCGTGAAAAAGCAGCAGACATGATAGACATCAATTTTAACTCCGACTGCTTCATCTCCCCTCCTCCCTTCTCATATACCGTTCAAAGCAATAATCCGGAGCGTCCTTAACCTGGCACACCACATTATTGCCGCGGTAAAGCCGTGACGCGATACGTGCATCCAACTGCTCCCCGATATGCTTCGGCAACAAATTGGACGTGAGCATCGTCCATTTCCCCAGCCGCCCGTCAACCACACGGTTAAGAGCGGAAAGAATAGCCGGGGAAGAATTCTCCGCGCCAATATCATCCAAAATCAGCACGTACACCTCTTTAACCAAATATTCAATAAACGCCCAATCCCCGGAACGAAGCATGGAAACCACCTTCTGCCACTTCCAAAACTGAATGGGCAGCGTGGGGCGTACTTCGGTCAGCGCATCCCTGGCGGCCTCGGCCAAATGTGTCTTACCCACCCCGGAAGCCCCCAGCAGGGACAGCCAGCGGCGCGGGCGAACCTTATTCACCACATCGTTAATAAACCACTGAACTTCCCGGTGCATGGCCTGAACCTCCGGATGAACGGACTCGTCAAACCCGCCCATATCATACCGTACCGGCTTATAACTGCGGACAATCCCGTCCTGGGAAGGCACCGCGGAAACCTGCCCGGCCAAACGTTGAATATCATCCATCATTCGTACCTCCTTCCCGCGTTGGCGTCATTCCGTCCAGACGCGCCTTGCTGCCCCCGCTGCACGTTGTTGGTGGCCCAGGAACGGGCATACTTCCGGGCTGCAGGCTTCCAGTCGGCAAGAGGAATCCCCTTGCTATCCCTCCATCCGCGGGCAGAAAAATCATCAAAAAACGACTCTGCGCACCGTCTCAAATCATCCCCCTTGGGAGCCATAAGCTGGGCCGCCATGAAAAGCCGCACATCCTCCGCGCTCCACGGGAATTGCTCTATGCCTCGGCTTACAGGCAAATTCTTCGCATCCGCATCCGTCTTCGTATCCGAATACGCATTCGCATTCGCATAAGTAACGGGTTGAGGCGAATCGTTACGACCTGTTACGAATTTCCGCAGTTCGTATTTCTTATCGGAAACTTTCAGCACTTCGTAACCGTTCGGAAGCGGCCATTTGGGCATGGACTTCCCCTGCTGGTCGAACCCCAGAATCATCAAGTATGGCTTCTCATTGTGAGAATAAAGCAGAATAAGCCCCGCGGCCTCACACGCGGAGAGGCAGCGTTGAATATTGCACTCGCTCATCTTGTCGAGTTGGAGAGGATACAGCGCAGAACGGAGAATGGGCGTCCTGGCGTCATAAAGGCCGTAATCGTCTGCCACAGACATCAGGCGTCGGTAGAACACCTCGGCCTCCCACGAAAGGGAGGCGACGCGCCCTGATGTCAAAATAGCATCTCTGATCAATCGTGTTGGCATATCAAAAAAGCGTCAGTTGGGGGTTGTAGTTCATCCACAGGCATTCAATCTTCTTGCCGCCCTCGGTGTCATGAGCCACCTTGCACTCCTTCCGCCAGCCGTCCAGATGCCGGGCGTAAAGCTCGGAATCATAACCAGACAGAACAACCTTGCCTTTCAAGGTCTTCAAAAAGACAAGAAGCCGTTCATGGTCTTGGTTGTCGTACTCGTGGGCGTACCTCATGCGGCTACTGCGCGAAGACTGCACATAGGGCGGGTCAACGTAATGCAGCGTGTCCGGCGTATCGTACCGGGACATGACCTGCAGGGCGTCCATGTTGTTGATCTCAATGTTCCGGCGCCGGAGTTCCACCGCGCATTCCCGCACTACGTCGGGATATTCCCGCCATGTCTGCGGATAGGGTGTTGTGCGAAGTAAGCCATTGCGCTTGAAACCTGGTTTGTGGATTCCTCCGCCGTAGCTCATCATGGAGTTGATGGCAAAGCGGAGGGCATCTTCAACGGGGTCTTCTGCGATTTCAAAAGACATGGCATAGGCCGTTTGGGCGTAGGGTGTCAATTCCAACAAACTGGCCAGTCGGGCGGATTTTTCCGGATCTCTCAACACCTCGAAGAAATTCACCACCCGGTCATAAAGATCGTTATAGACCTCCATCCAGGCTGGTTGCTTGTTCAGCAGAACCGCTCCGGAACCTCCGAACGGTTCAACGTAGATTTTGTGAGGCGGGAAAAAGCTGATAATCCAAGGAGCAATGCGGTTTTTGCCTCCAAGATACCGGGCCAGCGCCCGTTTCCGTGGTGCTCTCGTGTTCACTCGCCCTCCTTTCTCGGCTCCCAGTATCGACAGCCTACCGCGCAGCGATCGCTTTTTACCCCACAACAGCGTTTTAAGCACCCGTCTCTTCGTGGTCCCCATTCATCGGCGGAGAAATGGACGCATTGTCCGCACTTTATCCTGCACGCGGCACGCTTCCGCCAGACATCCCGGATTAAAATATCAATATTATTATAATCCCGCGCCTGATGCCGGGATGAATACCAGTGCAGTTCTTTCGCTAATTGTTTTTTAGTTATCTCAAGAGCTTTCCTTGCTTTTCCGTACTCAAAAAACGCTTGCTGTTCAGGCGTCAGTTTCATTTTCTTCCTCCATTTGTTTTAAAAAAACTTCAATTGCTTCGAGAAATCCTTTAGACTTGCCCGCCAGATGAAGGTAATACCCAAATGCGGCAATAGTGGCTAAAAAAACTATAAGCTGTGCAAGGTCAAACATCTTTATGTACCACCTTTCCATCAATGATAGCCTTTAATTCACCAAATACCCGCCTGCGGGTATGATTCCTTGCCGTGCAAATAAGGTGCTGCGCCCACCGGGCATGCCGTTTCGTGGGGTACTCCATGCGATAGCGGGCGATAATCCCTTTGTGGTGCACAATCGCGGCCTGAACTTCATATTTCCCATCGTCGGTTTTCTTCATGGGGCAGACCTGCTGGACGATGATGTGAGGGTTCCGTTTCATTATTCATCCCCTCCTTTCTGTTCGAATTCCCACGGCCATTTTTTGATGTTGGTAGGATAGTAACTATCTGCATCACCATACACGTCTTGGAGATGTATTTTTCCAGCTTCTAAATCCGTACCAAGCACTGTATATATGTCATCACTTAGCCATATCAGGACGTTATCACCTTGATTTAACCGCATGATAGGCGGGAACTTGGAGATAAGTTCCTTTGCATTTTCTAATGCACCTTTTTCTGTATAAGATGCCGACGAAGCTAAAGGACAATCTAAGCACTGGTAAAGGTAGATATTCGCCCCTTCTTCAAATAGTTCAAAACTTCCTCCGCACAGCGGGCATCTAAGCGTTTTCATCGTCCCTCCTTTCAAACACGATTTCCACCTGTCCGGCGCGGGTAAGATCATGTACGCGGTCAATCCCCAGGCAACGCAGGGGGCCGTCGTCAATCTTCATGGCCTTGCACGCCCCGTCCTTATAATATTTACAGCGCGTCAGGACATTATCATCATCGGGCGGGTCTCCCTTGAAATACCAGATTACCCGGTAGTGAGTGGGTACAAACTTCTGCCCCTTCAGGGTTTCCCAAGTGATTGCCCACGCCATCGTCCGGGCACGTTGTTTGGCAGACACCTTCTTCTTGTTTGCCACAATGGCCCCCCTCTGCGTGAGGGGAGTCTTGGCGTTAGGCGAGAGTTCCCGCGGCGTGTGGGGCAAGGTAATGGTCAATGTAGTCATCATGCCGCACCTCCTTCCACTTCCTTCACGGAACCGTCAGAAACCTTCACTTCCGCGCATCCGTCCAGCGTCTTACGCAGCCAATCCCTGGACTCGGCCACCTTGGCGCCGGCATCCGCAGCCTTCCGAACGGAATGCACCAGCTTATCCAGGTCGGAAATCCCTACTTTACAGCAAGAAGAGAACGCCGCCGCCGTGATGGCATCAGGAAACAATCCATTAAGAATTTGAAAAGCCGCAGCCGGATCCGTCACCGTAAACGCCTTCTTCCCGGGAGACAATTTCAGGCCGGGAATCTCCACCTCGGCTTTCAAATCCGCCTTCACCTTGGACTCCACGGAAGCCGCCCACCGCTTCGCCAGTTTGGCAAGATCGTAGGCTTCCCTCCGTTTTTCGGGAGACCATTCCTCCCAGGCCGCTGTCAAATCCCCGGACGTCACCTGCACCAAAGCCAGCTTCACCGCCGGGCAGGAAGACTGGGCCCGGCAATACCGGCAAGCCTTCTCGCTGGGCTTCAACGGGGCGTGCTCATCCTGTGCCTGCTCAATGCAGGCCCGGAAAAACGCCCGCGCCTGCTCCACGCTCTCGCGGGTGTACCGGCATACGGCAGGCTCCTTCCGGCTCGCGTAAGGCTGTAAAATGCACACAAACACCTCGTCTATATCCCCCTCGTCAAACATATCCATCACCAGCACAGCCAGGGCGCTCAACTGCAAATTGCACTCGGCAGCCGCCACAGGCAGGCGGCCGAACTTATAATCCACCACTAAAGCTTTGAAATCTCTAACTGCGACCATGTCCGGCTTTCCAGAAAACAGGCGGTCTACTCGCTCAAACACCCGACTTTCCCGCCAAACAAGAGCATAACGAATTTCCTCACCAAGATATTTCTTGCACAGGGCGTTTTCCATCTCGCGGCACCAGGCCACGGCTTCGGCATCCTCCGGATTTTCCGGCGTCGTTCCATGTTCCATGCAGGCGTGCAGCATCGTGCCCAGGGCGGCGTCCTCGCTCTCATCGTCCACGGGACACTTCTTCTCCGCCTGCCAGGACCCGGGGCAGAGGAAAAGCCGCTGCATCCCGCTCGCGCTGGGCCGCCCCTGCCGTTCGTCTTTGACCATTTCCATTGCGTCCATCATCGTCAACAGGTCAGGGGTTAATGCTCAAAAGAACCAAAGGAAGGCACATCCTCCGGCACATCCAGCCCGGGAATACCGTCTACCGGCGCCGGAGCGGTTGCAGGCGGCGGGGCCTGCACCGTCCTGGCAGACGCCTTGGAAGCGGGAGCAGACGCAGGAGTCTTCGGCAGGGCAGGTTCCCTGGCGGGCTGGTCGTCATCCGGGAACACATCCTTCACCCGAACCATCCCGTCGGCAATACTGTTAAACACCTTACCCAGCTTCACTACCTCCGGCATGGTCGTCTCCTCCAATTTGTGCCCCAAATTCGCCTCCAGCATCGCGCGGGAAACGCCGTACTCCCGGAACTTCGCCTCCAAAGACCGGATAATATCCGCCAGAGGCCGGGAATCGCCATTCTCCAGCGTCTTCTTCGTCACTGCCAAAGCCTCCTCCGTCAGCCACCCGGGAAGAACCTGTAAAATGCAGGCGCGGATGCGGCGGGAAGCCATATTGGCACAAAGCTCGTAAATATCGCGCTCACTATCCAGCGGCACCCGCAACATCTTCCCCGTCTTCTTCCCTCTGGCATCAGTTTCAGCTTTATCTCGGGTATGAGGAACCGAAAAGGAAATCTCTCTCCTCACGTTGGTCTCCTTGTCAAAACAAAACGCCACACACTCGGAAACCATGCAGCCCTTGCCGTCCGCTCCCTTTGGATCCCAGTGCCGGGCAACCTCCTTCCATCCGGCCTCCGCATTCCCCCAGGCCCCGATCAGCGCCTCCGCCAACCGGATGCTGGGGCCCTCCACCGTCGTTCCCCCGCGGGGAAAAGCATACGTGGCGGACTGCGCCAGCGTCAGCCGGGAACAAGCCTGGTTCATGCGGGCCGTCACTTCGGCCAAGTCGCGCGGAAACTGCTTGGCAATCCAAATGGAGGCCAGCACGGAAGTAACGGCTGCATTGCTCGTCATGGCAGCCAGGGCCCCGCCACCTGCGGAAGCCTGAACGGCAAACGGATTGCCCGGCGCTTGATTGGTAAGTTCGTTTGTAGTATTGGTATTCACGTTATTAGTATTCTATTGGTTAGCTATTGATAACAGGCCGGGGTTCGGTTGCCGCCGTCCCCGGCCAACTCATTGTTTCCTCATACCGTGAGGGCGGGACGGTTTTTCCAAGCCGTCAAAAGCTTTCATGGGGGTGGGAGACTCCGGGCAAAACCCGGAATGCGGACTCTTGCCTGCCTGCAGCTCGGCGTTATCCAGCTCCACCGCCAGCCAGAACAGGCTTACAGCGGAAAGACCAAAGGAGCAGGCTCCCAGAAATTTGAAAAAACTCTTCATGCCGCAGCCCCCTTTCGTCTTCTGCGCGGGGGAAGAATATTCATATCCACTCCATTCACTTGAGGCTTCTGCGCATGATCCTGCTGATGGATATAGCGCCATACAGACAGGGCAGGGAACTCATAGGGGCATCCGGCGCTTCCTGTTCCGGGCAATGCCTGAATGCTGCCGTCCTGGACAAGGGCAAGAATGCGCTCTCTTCCCCAGCCCGTCATGAACCTCACGTCATCCAGAGTGACAACTACCTTGCCGCGGAAGGCGGTAATCGCCTGCGCCTCGTCGGAATCAGGCAATAATCCCACGCTCGCCGCCTCCGGGGAGGAAGGAACAGGAGAAGAAGCAGCCTCCTTAAGAACCCTGGCTATGGTTTCCAGGGCATCCGCCAGACTCTTCAACGTTTTTTCATTCGTGCTCATGTTCGGTTAATTAAAATGGCCGCCCGGACGGGACTTTACGCCGCCCCGCGCCTGCCAGACCGTATTACTCTTTTCCGTTTCGATTTGTGTTTTGGTTTCAGGCCCCACCTGGGCCGGGCGATTAGTTAAAGCTCGTGCCAGCCGAGCAGCTTCAAATCTTCGATCAGGGCTTCTTCCATGTCAGTCGTCATCATGTCCGTCGGGATTGTCGCACTGCGCGGCGTGATCCACTTCCCACTGGTCAATCGCCAGCGTCAAATCGTCCATGAGGCCCTCCGCTTCCCGGATGGCGACGTATTCGCCATTCACCCGGATGCACCGATCCTCGTTATCGTATTCGACAATCATGCCCGCTCCTTTCTCATCTGATCCAGGGTTCTGTTTACCTGGCGTATGATGTGTTTCTCTCCCAGGCTGATACCAAGCATCAACGCGGACAAGTAGCCTGCCAGGTTGAGCATCGTGACAACAATAAATTCAGTCCAGTTCATCATTGGTTATTTGTTAGTGATTAATATTGGTTGTTATTACTTAAATAAAAGTGGAGAGCCTGCCAATGTAACGTCTTGGCTTTGAATGTGCTCGTATTGCCTAAATTCATGCGCATGCCGGCTCATTATTCTTGAAGATGAAAGCTGTCAGGCATACTATTCCGTTATGCCTAAATTCATAAAACTACAGGAAGGTCTTAATGGTGGCAGGTATTCCGATGGAAAACCCGGAGTATTCTGTTATGTCAATATTGATCATATTGTCGCAATTGAAGGATATGTGGGCTGTTGCTATATCATCACTACCGACCATGACTACCCTATCTACATTTCGCATGAACAGTTCCATGAAATTGTTACCCATCTGGAAACTATTGAAATTAAATCTACTGTAGGTGAACACTTTTTGTTCCAACATCGCTACCAGTCGAAGGAACGGAAACACACTCCTCCTCCAGTAGAACTACCGTAGCTCTCTCATTACGGGCAATGACCCGCACATAGATTCCATCCATCCAGAATGGAGTTTGCTCTTTTACTGCTCTAAGTGTTTGAAAACCTTCGGAACAGAGCAATTCTATACGTCCTTTTTGTTGCAACTCTTCTTTCATTGCAGGAGTAGCCAGGATTGTTTCGATGGGACCATACTTCATGCCGCCGGCTTCTTGGGGGTCTTCTTCTGGGTTGGGGGAAGCCCGCGCCTTTTGAGAATGTCAAGGAAGGCGTCTTCCGGAGCCTTTCCGGATTCAACGCACTCTTGGATGAGTGCTTTACTTGCCGCTTTGTCTGCGGCAATTTTTTCGATGGGGATTTTGATTTCGATCATGGTTGTAATGGTTTTTTTTTCACTAGTTGGCATGAATATGTTTAGCGAATTTTCTCTATGCGTCAAATAAAAAATGGCATGTTTTTGCTATGTGTTGATTTTTAGTCTTGCAGAATGGGGAAAAATCTCTATCTTGAGGCTATGGAAGATTTCAAGGAATCTGTAAAACGCTGGCTCAAAGACAATGGTAGAGACCGATTCTGGCTAGCAAAGCAGCTTTTTGTTGAAAAGGGAACGGTGGACGACTGGATGAAGAAAGCCGGGGTAATTCCTCCTGCCAAGGCGGAGCTGATTAAAAAACTGATGGAGCCTTCCTCTCCCGATGTTACGGGTGAATGCAAAGGTGCCTTGGACCTTGTTCTGAAACTGGACGCTGAAACCTACGGCCAATTTGCTGCTTGGGCTGCGCAAAGCGGATTTGAACCTACGGCAGACGGAATTGCCAAATGGGCCGTGCAGGTAGCTCATACAGCAGGAGTACAGAGCTCCCGTTCCCCACGCAAAACACGAAACACGGACTAAGGTGCTCTTATAGTGGGTTGTGTGGAAGTATAGGAATATTGTCTTCATAACTTGGATTTAAATTGAGGCAGCAGAACTCAGGACAAGTCCCCGTTTCCAAAAGGAAACGGGGGAATTTTTGCTGGTTGATCCAAATTCGAATACACGCACCAGATGTAAAATTTTAGGCAGCAGGTATATTCTCAAGGGTTAATCCCAAACGCTTCATCAACCATATTTGACCGCGGGGCGTCAAATACGGTGTCGGTTTGGACTGCTGTGAACCGTCAGAACGCTGAATGACCCGGTAAGTGAGACGGAAATACCCAGCTTCAATATACTCTTGGGCTGGAACATTGTGACGATTGCCGTGCCTCCCCATAATACCTTCATTGCGTAGATACTCAAACAAACGGTTCTGTCCTGTCTCCATTCCATTCTGAGCGAGAATCTTGGCAAACTCTCCAATCAGGATGCAGCCCTCGGAAACTTCCACGCATCGTCCGAAATGTGCATAGGGAGCATCTTCCGCAGCTTTTGCTTCAAGAGCTTTTCTCTTCTCCCGTTCAGCTTTCAATGCCTGAAGCGTCAGAATCATGGCGTCCGGATCGGAAAGCATCTCTTCCAGCTTTGCTTTTGTCGCGTAGGCTCCGTGCTTCCTGATGGAGGGAAGGACCTCAGCGGTCACCCACTTCTTGAACTTCTTGGCCTCCGGCTTGCGGGAGCGGAGAATCAGAGAGTAGAGTCCGGATTCGTTGATGATTGATACTTGCTGGGTTCCGCCAAGGGTGTCATTAGTAGTGACACCCTTTTCGTCATCGTCTAGATAGCTGACGGCTTGACGGGAGTTTCCAATTTCAAGTGCATCACAAACATCCTTTGCGACAAACCAGGGTTCCCCGTCCTTCACCACGGCGCGAACCGTGCAATTCAGGGTTTCGTTCTGAAACGGTACAACACCGTTCTGCGGCATCAAGGCATTTTCGCCTTGCGTTTTGTGGTTGATGATATTATTAATCATTTACTTACATTAGTTGGGCTCACGCCCGTTATTAAAGGTCATCTGTTGGCGCAGGTGGCCTTCGTTGTTTTAGACATGGGACGCATGTCCACGGTTGGCTTACTCAAGCCACGGAAGTTCTTTTCTTGCTCCGTTCTTCCAGCCAGGCTTTCACCTTTTCCAGATTGTAACGGGGGCGGGAACCACGACGAGGCTCAGTAACTTTGCCGATGTATATGCAAGGAAGTCCCTCTTTTCTCCATTGGGTGACAGTATTCTTTGATACTCCCATCATTTGTGCTAGTTGTAATGAAGATATGTATTCCATATATTTTTTGGTTACTATAGTATCCTTAGTGTCACCACTAAATAATTTGTCATACTTCACTTTCTCGGTAAATGCATATTGACATATCTCCCGAAATCCCACTACATCCCTTCATGGCACTCAAAGATGATCCACAGTACGAGTACAAACTGGCTCTCCGGGATTGGATGAGAACGCGTGGGCTTTCCATGCGTTGGCTTGCCAGTTGGCTTGAAAAATCGGAAACTACAGTAAAAAACTTTCTCTATGGAACTAAACCTATTTCAGAGGAGAACAAAGAGAAGATAGAAGCATTACAGGTGGAATATGAAGACGGAGAATACAGTGATCATACCTTGCCTCTTGGCCATCATTTGATGGACTTAAACCCAAACTTTGATCCAGTCCCTAAAAAAATCACCTATGATAACAAAAGCGGAATTATTTGCTATTTGTCAAAAAAAACAACAAGCATTCTGCGGTCGTTAAACCTTTCTTCTATTTCTCCTCCTACGTATATGTATTATAATAAATTTTATATATATTCTTATGAGGAGGTTAATGAATTTTTATATGAAATCACAAAGGAGACAATTTCTTCTTATATGAAAAAAGAAAATATTGGAGTGGAAAAACTTATTTCTTCTTTTCTTCCGGCAGCTTATCTTGATAGTATATGTACTGGTAGCGAATCAGAAGAGAATTTAACAGAAGAAGAAAAATGCTTGAGAAATAGTAACTCAAGATTAAATGTTCCTAATCAAATTTTCCGTTATGCACTTATAGCTGCAGCCATAGCAGGAGCTTCGTATGTCGACGAATGGATTGATCGAGTTGTTTATGAATGGGCAAGGCAAAAGCAAGTGAATGATCTCACAGAATTCTTAGATTTATAGTTGGATCTTGATTTCATTCTCGCCCCTTTTCTTAGGTTTTTACGTTTCTAGTGGCTGTTTGATTCGGTCCAGGAGATTTTTTTGTTCTCTCTCAAAAACATCGTCTTTTGAAATCTCTTTTCCGTTAGCCGTCCACGTTGGGAAACGCGGGCGGTTTCTTATTGCCGCTCGTTATTCTTGAGGCATTGAAAGGCTGGGTAGCCACAAACATACACGGGGAGGCTTGCCAGCTCGCATTCTCCTGACGGTCAGCCAGACAAACACGGCGCAAAGGATCAGGCAGAACAGGGTGTGGAAGAGGTTGGTGTCTACACTGGAGAAGATAGCCTACGAGGGTATTGGAGGCAAGCTTGCGATATGGGGGACACCGTTTCAAGATGAGCAAGAGGAAATGGCAGATATGCGGCCCAGCGTTCAGAATACATTCATCTTTACAATGAACATTTACGGACATATCATCCTCATAGATAGTATGCCTGACGGTGAAACAAACTCGTTTATATTGACGCTGAAAGGGAAAACCCCTGACGGCAGATATATTACGCCCGAAAACACTCGCATCGACGATCTCTTCAATCAACTTCAGGATGTTCGCAAGTTGGTTCAGGACGGTTCTGCTCTTATTTCTTTTGAAGAAGGCTCTTTGAAAACTATGATTGTAGGAGGAGCTACTGTCATTGCTGCTCTTGTCTCCGACATTCAAAATATTCAGCGGGGAAATTACTATAATGTAAATTCCAAGAGAATTACAGCAGTAGAAAGCCTGATGAACCAAGCAAGGAAAAACAATTGGGAATACGATTTTTCCACTCCGGACTCAGGTTCGCTCCTTGTGATATCCAGAGAAAATCCTCTGCCTCCCATAAAGGATGTCTGGATTCCTTCTTTATCTGTATTTGAAGGTGAAATAACAGATGCTGGTGGAAAAGATAAGCCTAATATTCATTTGTTATCCAACGGTAAAATTTTAAAGATAAATGCAACGAAAGAGCAATTAGGTTCAATTGAAGAAAATATGCTCTATAAAAATAAACGTATTAAAGTTTCTTATCTTTTAAATCCACGCACAGGCGATATGAAGGAGTATAAACTTCTGGCAATTCTGGAACAACCAACTCTAGACACAGATAAATTAAATCAGTTTATTGAGCAAGGCACCAAAGACTGGGCAGATGTTAAAGACATTACTGCCTGGGTAGAAGATCATCGAAAAGGAGGTGAGGCGTGATCGTTATGCTTGACACTGGGTACTTGATTACCTTGGCGGATGAAAACCGTCCTCACCATGGTGTAGCATTGCAGTATTTGAAAGCATTGGTGAAAGCAGAGTGTCGCATACTGATAAGCCCTATTGTTGTATCTGAGTACACTGTGAAAAGCAGTCCGCAACTCTTATTTGAGATGGGATGTTTTGAATTTCCTGAATATAATATTTCTCATGCACTAGAAGCATCCAAATTGAAGAAAAGTACTATGTCGTCGGATTTCCGAAGCGCTGATAACAAACGTACAGTCATCATAAACGATACCCAAATTATCGCACAAGCTTCTGTTGAAAAAGTCACCCATATTTTAACAGAAGACATAAACACCTTTTGTACTACTGTTAATAGGTTGAATGATTTGAAATTGACTAACATAAAAGCAGTTCTATTGGCTGATGGTTATCAGCCTGAGGTATTTGGGTTACTACAACAAGCTGCACTTCCTTTACCTGAATAACAGTTCATTTTCTCTATTTCACCCCTCCCCGGCACTCCGGAGAGGGTTTTTTTTACCTTCAATCCGCCACATCCACCACGGTCTTCATCATATTCATCAGCGCGACTCCTAGCGGTAAATACTGCCCGACTTTTTGGATCGTCTTCTTAGGCGGAATTTGTTAAGACTGACATCCTCAACCTCAATTTAGGAGCTGCCTCTATCGGGACAGCTCCTTTTTATTGGACAAATCCTCCCCTTCTTTAATAACAATTCCAGTACGCATTTTCAAATAATGATACTGAAACAATGATTTAGGAGTTGCTTGTTCTGAGAAAAGAGGCTATTATTTGGCCTCTTTACGTTAGAATGCTTCGCCCCTTGGTCTCCGGACCAGGGGGCTTTTTTATTACCACTCCCTATAAAAATATACATTATTTGTTAGGAAAATAGAAAATGCAGACGTAACAATCATAACATATATATCTTATGAAAACATATTGCATGCAGAACTGAAACATCTCAAACTGTATGAATATGAAGATAAAACACTTGCTGTTAGCTGGCTCCGTTCTCCTGGCCGTCTCGTGCACCACCCGTGTGGCAGACCTCACCGTCGCCTCCACCAAAAACATGGACCTGAAGCACACCGCCGGGTATACCACCACTTACAACGTTCGTTCTAAAGGGGAAGACAAAAAACATATCATCATCTTCTTCCCAACAGGCATTCCTGACATGAAAGAAGCCATTGATAACGCCATTGAAAAAAACGGTCCAAACTGTGTTGGTCTCTCCAATGCTACGCTTGAACGGAAATGGTTTTACATACCCTTCATTTACGGGCAGGAATCCTTCGTCGCGGAAGGTGACCCCATCATGAGAAAAAATTAAACCCTCTCATGTTCTCTCAACAGAGACTGCTCTCTTGGGTAACGGTCGCTCTTCTGACCGTTACCCTCCCTCTTCTATCCTCTTGCTCCCTCCTTGTTAAAGGAAAGCAGCCCGTCACCATCACGGCCTCGGAAAAAGACGCGGAAATTCGTGCGGACGGCGTTTATCTGGGGCAGGGGCAGGCCACAGTACAACTCTCCAAAGGAGAAAGTCACGCCATTACGGCCACCAAAGGAAACCGCACCGCTTGCGCCGCTATTGACTACAGCATTTCAACCACAGGCATCCTTGACGCAGTGGGCGGATGCCTCCTTCTATTGCCTGCCGTCGGTCTGGCAAGTGATGGGGCCTGGAAACTGGATGCAACCCATATCTATCTCAAAATGCCATGAAAATAACCTCACTCCTTCCCTTAATACTCATCTCTCTCACTCCCTTTGCAGGCGCACACCCTGGCGGCCTGGACGCTAACGGCGGTCATTACAACCGCAAAACAGGGGAATATCACTACCACCGGAAACCGGCAGCCAAACCGGCAGCGGAAGAAAAAGCGTACTGGATTAGCTCAACGGGCAAGACCCATAACAAAGGTTGCCGGTACTACCGGGCTTGCAAAGGGCGAGCCAGCGATACACCCAGCGGTGTGAACTGCAAGATTTGTGGAGGAGCTAGTAAATATTCCATTCTATGAAGATTCTATATGTGATATTTGCGGTGTGGGTATTTATTTCGGGAGTCTCATTTGCTCGAACCGAATGTTCTGTAAAGAGTGACAAAATATTAAATATACATTTTTTGAATGAATGTGATTTTAAAATGCACTTGCATGTCTCAAGTGATGAATGGTGTAGATTGGTGATTTTTATACATCCGAAAGATAAAATTAAAAAAAATATCTACCCTAGATTTGTTACACAATATTTTTTAAACAAAGATGCAATCAATATAGCAAAAAGTTTAGAAAAATGTGCAAAATGGGCCGATATAGTGGAAGATTGTGAATTAGCAACAAATAAATTTGTTGCCTCTTACTATGCTCCATTAGAAAAAAATCCAAGAAAGTATTCGTTTGATATTTATTTTATATCCATGTTGAATGAATCTAAATCAATGATAGATGTGCTTGGAAAAACAAGTTCCCATGTTCAGTTGTTTTTTAATGATCCAAAGACAGGCAAATTTTCAATTAGAATGTCAATTGAAGATGCAAAAGAGCTTGCTTCTATGTTTAGAGTAGTTCCAAATTTGGAGAAGCAAGCAAAAGAAAAAGTTGTTAAAGCAGACACCATCCTTAAGTAGTCGCACTTGTTTATACTGGATAAGATACTTTAACTACTTGCGCTTCCCAACCCACTTATCCCAGTCCACTCCATTTTGAGCAATATCATTAGTAATGATGTTGCTCATATCAACCTCACTTCCCTTCCAATCTTAACGGGAGTCCTTTCATGGCGCGAAGGAGGAACTCGGTCAGGTTGAGGAAAGCGGCGGCGGAATAGGCGGCGGCTTTGAATTTGGCCCCTTTAGGGGAGGAAGCTCCGCCCAGTGCTGCACCGAAAGCGGCCATGCGCAGGGCGCCCATGAAAGCCAGCGGAAAATCCTCCCAATCCTTATCGTCCTCGTCAAAAAGCCTGACGAGATCTTTTCCAGCCCGTTCCAGATTATCCCAGGAAGCGAACGGAACAAGGGAAGTGGTGGCCGTATAATAGCGGTAGCCGCACAGGGAAGACATGCCGCGGATGGCTCCGCCTGCCAGCGCGCCCAGGAAGGGGATGCCCTGCAGGGGACCCTGAACGGCGTCAATAAAAATGTGCCACCATTCCCGGCGTTTGCGGCGTCTTTCATCATCCGTGAAAAAATTAAGCATGGCGCTCATGGCCGCCAGCAAAAGGCCGTGGGCGTAAAACATGCTGACGGACTTCGCCTTATTCTTCAGGCCGCCCTGCTTCCAGAGGGCAACGGTCTCCGCAAAAGTATTAATACTCTCACCCCCCAGGAAAAGCATGCCGACATTCCAGACGGATCGCGTCTGCGCCGCCAGGGAACGCTGCTGGGGCGTCATGGGCTGGGCCTTGCGGGAAAGGGAAAGCTCCACCTCCATCATGGCGCGCCTGTCCGCCTCCTCCCTGCTTAACCCGGGATGCCTCTTCATCTCCTTCCGGTAAACGGCGTCATAAAGAACGGCGGAACTCACGGCATTCAGGCCCACATCCGTCTGAGTAAGCAGATTCATCCCTTTCACATTCAGCTTCTTCCAGGATCCGGAAGCGGACCTCCCCGCCTCATCCGCGCTCATGGCCTCCCGGATGACCGCCGTCCCGGTCGCATCTCTGGCGTCCAGGGCGGCCCGCTCCATCAATGCGCGCGGGGAAAGAACCAGCCTGCCTGCCGCCATGCGGGCCATACTGGCGGCCCACTCATGGGGATCAATCTCATCCGAGCTGAAAGCCGCGTTAATCAGGGCGGTGGACTGCTTCACCCACGTCCCCACGCGCCCCGGCAACAGGGTAATGGCCGCTGCGGAACTGATGCGGTTCAAACTCTTCTGCATCTCCAAAAAACCGCGGACGTTGCCTGCCATCCCCTTATCGAAGGAATCGCACCAGACCAGAAGCTTATGGAGCGCGTCCCGTCCAATAACCTTCTCCAGAACGCGCGCGCCTTGCGCCCCGTACTCTCCCCGGTAATTGATAAGGGCGCGCATATCCCGGCTGATCTCCGAGCCATGCAGGTAAACATCCTGTTCATTCATGGCGGCGTAATAAGCCGTCAGCACGTCAATAGTCAAATCAAGGTTGGCCTGGTGTTTCTTCCGGGCGTGGATAAGCCCGAACTTCCCTCCCGTGGCGGCATCCCCGTAAGAAGCCGCATCCATGATAGACTTGTCAATGGCTTCAATACCTACATCGAAAAACGCCCGGAAATAATTCTCTATCAGAGGGAAGGGAGTCCCATAACGCTTCTCGGTCATCTCCTTCACGGCCATCCCCCGTTCGTTCAGCTTTTCCCGGAGAGCGCGGGAAAACTCCATCACGTCTTTCCCTGCAAACGCCTCCAGGGCATCCAGTACGTCCTGCGTAAACCCTTTCAGGCGCAGCATCTCCTGATAATCCTCCTGCTGGGAAAGCAGGAGGATATAAGCCGCCTCCATCCGGCTGATATTGTTGAGACGGTAGGACTGGGGTTGATAAGGCCTCTTTTCTTTGCCCCACTTGCTGCCCTTCCTGGCCTTTGCGGCGTGCTCGGCAACATATCTCTTCTGGCTTCCGTAACGTTCACGCTCTTTCTCCGTAAACACGGCAGCATCCTGCTCGCTCCACACTCCATCCCGCGCATCCGGCCAGACGCGCCTGATTTCTTCTTTCAGCCCCTCGTCCATATCTTCCATAAAAAAAGCAACATGGGCAAGGGTCTTAGCCGCGCCATGCTTACGGACTTTGCGGCGGATCAGACCCAGGACGCCCGCGCGGTACTCCTCTCTGGCCTTCCCCTGCCAATCCGGTTCCTGTTCCGTAATGGTCAGGCCGGTATCCGCGCCCCTGCGCTGCTCGTAAATCCAATCCGCTATCTCGTATTCGTCCGTCGTGCGGATGACGCGCCCGGCAGCCTTCTTCACGAAATCAAGCGCATCTTTCTCCGCGGCCTGCTTCTGCACGGCAAACCGGGCCGCCCGGCGTTCAAAATCTTTGGCAATCCCCCTGAAAGCGGGCACGGACTGCAACGCCTGCATGTACTGGCTGAAATTCATCAAATACCCAACCAGGGACATGGGGCCGGACGGCAACGTCTTCAGGCGCGCCTTTTTCCTGCTGGACGCCATGGCCTGGTCATCCGTATTCCCGGCGGCCTCCAGCACGGGGCGGAGCATATTCTCAACCTCGTTCCTCTTGCTCTCAGCGGCGTTCTCCCAGGCCTCTCTTCTGGTGGCGATAAACTCGCCCAGGGCGCGGGAGGCATTCTCCGCCGTCTCCACATTCATCTTCTCATAACAGGCATAAGCCTCAAAAGTCGCTTTAGTCACCGTCAGGGTGAGAGCGCCGCCCTCCGCATCCGTTGTCTCCACGGTTACAAAATCCTGTGGCTTAACGTCTTCCCAAAGAGTGCGCCCTTCCTGGCCGTCTGCGGAATCTCCATCCAGAACTTCCGGGAAACTCCTGCGGAAAAAGGCGTCATATTGGGCGGGGGTCATCTCCAGCAATCGCAGACGCTCTTCCAGCCTCCGGTAACTCTCCGCGTCCATCTTCCCGCGCATCGGCTTCCCCTGCGGACTCGTCCGCGGAGCCACGGAAGCCGCCACGCGGCGGATGCGCCCCAGCGTCCGGTCCTTCCGGAAGCGGTCAATCTGCTCCACCACGCGCTCCATAAACTTCCCCACAAGCCGGAACACCTTCTGCTCCCCGTACTCCTCCAGAAACTCGGCCCCGTGCTCCTCAAACAACCGGCGCCACACCTCCTGTTCCACCCCCTTGCGGGCCGCCAGGGCGGCCCTGTTATCCGCGTCCGGAGCAGAATCCAGCTCGTAATCGGCCTGCCGTTCGGCAATCTCCCTCCGGGCCTCCTCCACCACATCCTCCAGCTCCGGCCTCTTCTCCGCCCAATGGACAAAACTCCTGTCAATGCTCCCCTCCATAATCTCCGGCCACCTCCTCATAGGAATCGCTTCCAACGCGCTGGCCACCGCATCACCCGGCGCCATCTTCCCGCTATTCCCGTAAAGCAGGGAAAACACATTCAGCCAAATCTTGTAAGGTTCCAGCCCAAACCCGTAAGAATCAGGCAAATACCGCTCCACCGTGGAAATCAGCTCCTGCGCCTCCGCCAGCAGCTCAAGGCCGCGCTCCCGGTCCCCGGTCTCAAACAGGCGCAGCTTACTCACGGACCGCTGCGTGGCGGCCCGCATCCTGAACACCATCTCATCGTAAAGCCAATCCCCGTTCGGAGCCAGAACCCTGCCGGCCATCCGTCCAAACCTCCCGGCCCCGAACGTAATGCCGCCAAGCTCCGTAATATCCCCCGTCAGCGGAATCGAAAACTGCGGAGCGTCCAGCAGCCGGAACCCGTTCAGCCCGCTCATCAAGACCCCCTCGCTATTCTTCTCAAACGTCCCGGCCAGCCGCGCCTCCTGCTCCCCGTGGGAAAAAACATACACAAACGCCGGCTGCAACGTCCCAGCCTCCAGCTCCCGCTTCATCCGCTTCAGGCGGGGTAGGGCCGCCTTCGCCCAGTCGTCGCCCCGGCCCGCCAGCTGGCTCATGCTCCCGCCCAGATAAGCAAGCGCCTGCTCCCGGCTCATGCTCCCGGCCCCCTGGGCAAACCCCTCATACCCCTGAATCACATGCTGCACCTCGTGTAAAATCGTATCCAGCACCATGCCGGGAGCCGCGTTCTTCCCGCCCCGTGCCACATTCACGGCAATATAATGCTCCTGCGGATCGGTAAACCCTCCCGTGCCGCTCCCGCTGTCCCGGTAAAAATCCACCCGCAGCCTCCGCAGCTCCGGGTAGGCCCGGAACAACTCCGGAAAATCCAGGGCCGCGGCCAGGGAAACATTCACATGCCCCCCCTCGCTCACGCTGACGTGCTCCTTCCTCAACCGCACCCCGCGGGAATCAATGATCGCCTTCCGCTTCCCGTCCGCCGGATCCGTGTAGGAAAGGCCGTTATTGTGGTACTCCTGGAAGGATTCAGCCTTCTCCCCAATAATGGAAAACGTAATATCCGGACTATCTGAATCAAACGTCCCGCGGTTATCGACAGCGCTCTTCACCTGCCGGGAATCCGTAGCCATCCCCCACACCTCCGGACTCCCGTCATAAGCGTTCCTGCCCTTCAAAACAACACCGTCATAACCCGCGCCATGAGCATTCCCCTCATCAAACCCTCTCCTCAACTCGTGAGGAAACAAATACCACGCCATCGGGGAACCCTTCACGTTCTCCGGCACACCCTCCCCGGAAAACGGGCGCTGTGAAGCATCGCCAAGGTCCAGCATAAACGGACGCCTCAACCTCATAAAACACGCATACAGCCGCGCACTCTCCAACCCGGTCCCCGGAAAACGGCCCTCTAAATCATGAAGCACATCTTCCGCCGTCTCCGGCAGGGAAGAAAAAAACAACAACCCTCCATCCTCCCGGCTCCGGTTAAAATTCTCTCCGGAACGCTCCACGTCAAACACGGTAAAAACATGCGGAGAACCATGATACACCACCAGCGGCTCCCCATTCTCGTCCACTACCTTGGAAGCGTTCTCCGGGTCATGCTCCCAATCGCCAAACCAACTCTTAAACGCCTCCGTGCGCACGGAAAGCCACTGGTCTTCCGTCAGGTTCGTATCCTTCCCATTCGGAGCCTTCATGAACGTCCCGTCAGACTCCGCCTTCTTCCTGACAGCCGCCTTTTCCTTCTCGACAAAAGAACGGTAAGAAGATAAATTACGGGTAGAAACCCCGTCCTTGAAGGGTGTAGGTAGGCGGCCTTCCCGGCTAGCAGCTCCCCTAGTGGCGGGGTTTTCTATGGTCAATTCCAGCGTGTAAAGAACGTTACCTTCCTGTTCCTTAACGTATTTGATTGCTGTAACATTAACATCAAACGCTCCTATCCCTTCAATATCTACTGTATTGAAAAAATGATAGGCTCCGGCTTTTGAGGCATCTTGTTTATACGCCTCTTCAAAAAATCCATCCTCCGCATTCTCAAACAACTCATGAATGCGGGTGGCCGCCGTATAATGAACCCTCCGGGCCTCCTCCGCGGAAAACCCAAGCGCCTTCAAATTCGCCACGGACATTTGTGAAGCCCCGGCCTTGCCCACAGTCTTGCCGGAAACGCGCGCCTCAATCACGGCCTGGATCCCCGTATTCTTATTGACGAACACCTTGCCCTGCAACGGCTTCAACCTCGCCCGCATCCCGGCGGCGGAACTCACCACATCCCCGGAAGAAATGGACACCAGGGAAAAATTCGCTGCGGGAGCCTCATCTTCCGCAGGGGCGGCCCCCCTCGTCAGCGCCGCGTCCAGCATCCGGCTCACATCCTGGGAAAGCTGCAACATCCCCGTATCGGCGGACCCCGCCTCCTGTTCCGGCGCCTCCAAAGGAAGAACGCCATTCTCCCGGTCCACCTCCTCCCGCGTCTTCACCCCCAGCTCCACCATCACGGCGTCATTGGCCTCCTTAATCAAATCCTCATGCAGGCCGAAATTCTGCCATCGGGCCCTCTGCGCCTTCAAATCCTTCACCACCGCCTCCAGCGCAGCGGCATCCCTCACATCCACGCCATACTTCCTGGCCGTCTCCGGGCGTCTGCTCGCCCCGCTAATGGAAGAAATCTCCCTCGTCAGCTCGCTCACGCGGGCGGCGGCGTACTGGGCCAGCCTTGAAAAATACTCCTCCGCGTGGGAATGGCCGAACAAATCCGTCTCAAACGTCATCCCGGCCGCCTCCGCCAGCCCGCGGATGCGGTCCATATTCGCGGCCACCTGCATCACGGCCAAAGCGGCCTGCCAGCTCTTCCCCTCCATCAGGGCACGCAGCCCGGCCCGCTGCACCTCGTTCTGATTGCGGAACGCCATCGCCACGCGCCAGGCGTCATCCGGAGAAACAAGCTCATTCCCCAGCGCATCCAGCAAATCGGAACAGCCGTACAGGCCCAGTTCCACCCCGCGGCGGGACTGTCCCTTGCGGAAAATCCCCCTCTCCACCGCCTCCTCTTTCGTCAAACGCTTCCGGCTCACATAACGGGCAATCTCAAACAGGGAAGCCTGCCCGTCCCGGATATTATTCTCCACATCATGCGTCTGCGCCCAATCCAAATCAAACCCGGCCGCCTCATCATACACCGTGCAATTAATATCCTCATCCGTGCAGGCGTTAAAACGGTGCCGGCCGCTGATCACCTGCAGGGCGCCATCCTTCCGCCTCCACACGGAAATCGGCGCGGCATTGCGCTGCCATGCCCCCACAATCGGATTCACCACCCCGGTCTGTTCATCCGCCCCCTGCTTAAACTGGGGCACATCCGGGCAAAGCGTCAGCCGGGACTTCTCAATAAACCCCTGGCGCACCCCCTCCTGAACCTCAATAAACGCCCCGTTAAACACCCCTGACCCATCCGGCTCGCCCAGCGCCTCCACGCGGGCCTGCTCCCGCTCGCGCCGCGCCTCCTGTGCCTCCGGGGAATTCTCTTCTGCGGCAGCCTCATCCGCTGCCGCCTGCGCGTCGGCCTCATCCTGCACCTTGCTCTCCGCAAGCTCATCCTCCAGCGTCCGGGCCTCCGTCGCCACGCCCGCGCCAAACATTGCGTCCAGCCCCGCCTGCGCTCTGGCCCGCTCCATGGACAACTCCATCAAATCCCCCTGCTGGTCCCGGTACAGGGCATTCCCCGCATCCAGCATCACCGCCAGGGCCTGACGCACCGGCAGGGAAAACACGCCCTGTTCCTCCGCCTGGCGCACCATCTCGCCCAACTCCACGCGCGCCTTAAAATAACCCAGGAACTTCACCAGGTGATTCAGCAACTTCCGCAGCCAGGAGGGCAGGGAAGTACTCCGCACCGCGTCCGCCAGCCAGCGGGAACGCCCGATCTTGGAAAACGCCTCAATCGCGTCATGAGCCGTCACCGGCTTCCCGGCGTCCAGGTGAATAAACTGCATCTCCTCCCCCCGCGCCTCCGGAAACAACTCAATCATCACCCTCTGCGCCTCTTGGAGCATCGCGCCGAACTCGTCCCAGGACAAACCCTGCTCCGCCTGCCAGGAAATGACCGCCTGTTCCATCGTCTCCTCCATCAAATCCTCCACCGTCGCGCTCCCGCGGGCATACCTCAACACCCGGCGGAACGTATCTCCCCGGCGCACCTTCGTCACATAAGCGTTGGAAAACGGGGCATCCATGGCAGGAGCCTTAAACTCCGGATTCCGGGCCTGTTCCGTCCTGATGCGTTCCTGGGATTCCTCCCATGTCTTCACAAGGGTCCCCAGCGGAATATGTTCGCTCAACGCAGCATCCATGCGGGCGGCGGCCTCCTCATAACTCACCCCCTCCGCCTCCAGGGCGCGGATAGCGGCCATCGCCATATCCGCGCGGGCCTTCATCTGCCCCAGCGTCTCCGGGGCAATCACCACCCGTTCGGCCCCTGTCTGTTCATCCCTCACCGTGCGCGTAATCACCTCCGCCGCGTCAAAACGCCCCTGGGCAAGAGCCTGGCCCACGGTCACATCCCCGGCCAACAAATGCTGCGCCCCGACAATGGCATGTTCCATATCGGCATCCACAAACGCCTGCAAATAAGCCGTCATCTGCTCGCCGTCCATCAGCGTGTAGGAAGGGGCGCCCTCTTCCTGCCCCTCTCCGGAAACGGAAGCATCCTCCCGCGGCGCTTCCGTGCCGCGCGCCGGAGCATACACCCGGAACATCCCCTCCTGTTCCGCCGGCTCCACCCTGGGCACCATGCCGGCATCTTCGGCGGCCCGCCACGCGTCCAGCTCCCGCAAAGACTCAATTCGTTCCCCGGAAAGGCGTTCTCCGGCAGCCGCGCTCGCCCGCTCCATGGAAGCCTGCGGATCCTCCATCCAGGAATCATGCAAATGGGAAAGAGCCTTATTCAAAAAACCTTCGGCGGTCTTTTCCTCCCTGGCTTCCAGATACCCCTGGACCGTGCCTCCCAATTCCTTGTAATGTTGCAAAGAAAGGCCAAACTCTTGGGCCGCCTTTTTGATTTGAGGATAATTAAAGCCGGACATCCCAAACGTAAATGCCAGCAGGGCAAGACCCTGTTCTCCGTGCATCATCTGCCCCATATCGTCCAAATACTGACGGAAAGTCTGTTTTCCGCGTTCGTCCGTCAGGTTCATGCTCTGTACAGTACGCATCAAATACCCGGCTGTAGGCTCAAGAATGGCCTCTTCCGCAGCGCCGGAAAGCCCTTGAATAGCGTACTGGGCCTTCGGACTCGCCATCCATTGAGCCCGCCACGGGGCCAGCCTCCCGGCGGCCTTCCCACCGCCAAGCGCCTTCTTCAACCACTTATATCCGGGCGTCAACCGCCCGATGGGGGAAAAAGCAATCATCTCTTCCAGAGCATCTGCCTGGCCGAACATCATGGCCCTCTTCTCCGTTTCCTCCATCGTTAACCCAATGCTTACCCCCTCATCCCTGCGGGATTGCATGGCGGAGGAAGCTCCGATAGCAGGACCAATGGCAGGAATGAACCAGGGAGCCGTATCTCCGATAATGGAACCAAGCTGCGAACCAATGCGGCCAACCAAATGACGGTCCTCCCCTTCCAGATATTCCTTTTCCCCGGCTTCCATAGTTTCAACCAGATCGGCAGCCCAGCGGCGTCGTATCTCAAGAAAAGTGGCATCCTTCTCAATCTGAGCGCGTGCTTCATCCACATCCATTCCGGAAGCAATCAACTCCGGCAGACGCTTAGCTGCATTCGTAACGGCATCCACCTCTCCCATTACCTGTAAATTCCGCCAGGCCTTCTGACCTGTCCGCCATCCCTTCACGCCCCCGGTGCGTACCATCCCCGTTACCCCTTGGGCTGCCTTATCTATCCAGTCAATCCCGGTCCACTCGTCACCGTGCTTATCCTTGGCGTACTTCCTGGCGTCATTATAAAACATATTCAGCACAATGCGCCGTGCCAACTCATCATCTCCCACCTGTTCCGCCAGATTATTGATGATCCTGTCGTCGTACAGGGTGCCCTGCGCATCATATTCCCGGACAAGTTGCATCCCTCTGCGGGCTCGTCTGACACTCTCCCAGGAAATGCCCGCCTCCTGCATCATCATTACCTGTTCAGGGGAGGGAACAACAGTGTCTCCACGCACGTACCGGTCAATGAAGGGATCAATCGTAGCAGCCAATTCCTCCCGTGCCTGTTGCTGTCGCTCCTGCTCGGCCTGATAAGCACGGGCTTTTTTCTGGAAATCCTTCCAGACGGCAGCCTGTGCGTCCGCCACGGTGGCAAATTCAGGCATCTCTTTTCCCTGTGCCAGCCAATACATGGAGGGATTATCTCCATGGTTGGAACCAAACAAACCGCGCAAGGTCTCAAAACCGGCATATGCCGGGTCATCCATATAGGGGCTCTGCGCCGCTTCCGTTGGCTCTAACAATGCCTCTTTCTGGAGTTCTTTCAATAAATCCATATCTTGGGACAGCCCCAACCTCTCAAAAACATCCTGTGCAAACATATATTCTTGTGCTAAAACTATTGATAAAGAGGAAGAAGGGCGGAGTCGCCAATATCGTTCACCTGCGTGTAAGTATCGTCTCCACCCGGCAAAGGAGGCAGCAACCCTGGTCCGTATCCATCTTCCGGCGCTTCCGGTTCATCCTTCCCGTCGTAAATGCTGACATTCCCGCTGGCCTGTTCACCGGGAAACCTTAACGCCATGCGTTCATAAAGCGGTCCTGAAACCTCAACGCCCCGCGGGGTTCCCTCATAGACCCCGACGACGGGAACCCTTAGGAAAGCTCCGTTACGTCCCAGAGAAATGCGGGCAAAAGGTCTATTCCCAAACTTAGCCTTGATAGCCTCATAAGCCTGCTTGGAAACATACGCTCCGGATGTAGCATGCCGGACAAAAGAAACAGGGTGGTTCTCAAGAGGGGAAGGCAAATAAGGTCTTTGGCTCTTAATATATTGTGCCGCCTTCTTTTGCTGGGCCTCCCTCTCTTCTGGAGACACGTTCAACTCTTCCTGTTGCTCAAAAGAATACAAAGGCATGGACTCCAGCGCCTTCTTCATGCGGCTCTCGTCAGATCTTTTCTTATCTTCTTCAATAATAGGCCGATAGGCAAACCTGTTCCCGGCATGAAAAGCGGTAAATTGATGGATCTGCGCAAGATCTTGGGCAAGTGTGGCATTGGGATGAGCCTGTCTCCACTCCGTCATGGAAAGTTCCGTCTTATACAAAATATCTGCCTCCACCTCATCCCGCGTACTCTCTGCCTTCTTAATCTGCTCCTGGTCGCCACTCTTGTAAGCATTAGCTACCTGGTAAGAAAAATAAGGAATATATACATGATCCGGCATGGCCTTCAAAACGGCCTCTATATTATTCCGGTTCGTATTGGGTCTCCCCATGGCGTCAATCCGGTCTTCTACAAACAGGCGTAGCTTCCTTTCATCTCCAAGAACCTGTCCATACTGCCCCCACTTCTTCAACATGTCATTGACGTACCTCGTTCTTTCTTCGCCGGAATTGGCGGGAGGCAGATTCCGTAAATCCTCCCGGAAGGCAAACTTAATGGAAGGGGCGTATTTCCCGTAACTGCCGGTCCGGTTATAATGCTCCACCCAGTCGTATTCCTGCTCCGTGGCTCCGTAACGGAGGGAAGCTTTCGGCCAAAGAGAACCCTTTCTGTAACCGGGCGTTCCATCTTCACCTTCGGAGCGGTTCGCGGAACGTAAAAACCTTCTGGTCTTCTCCTTCAGCTTTAAAACATCTCCTGCGCCCAGAGCATCAAAATAGCCGTCCCCAAGCTTCGTAAAAGCAACACTGGGGTTAATCAGCATATCCTGCTCGTATTCATCCAAAAGGCCGTTCCGTGTATCTTCCAGAATACCGTTGTTCATTCCATTCTCAGAAATAATGCCGGCCTCGTAAGCCTGAATGCGCCTACGGGTGGCTCCCTGGTAATCCCTCCGCAGCAAATCCCCCTTCAACCCTTCCTCAAAAGCCTGCCTGGACTCCTGAATCTGCCCCTTAAGCATCAACTCGGAAGCCCGCCCCTGGAGTCGGCGCATCACATCCTGCTGTCTGGCTCCGAACCTGGAAGCCTCCTCCTGGGAAACAAAACTCCCCTTCAACCCGCGGAACTTCCCTTCGTAATTCCGCACAAACGTATTCAGGGCGCTCTCTTTCAGCCTCCCGTCACGATCGTAAAAAGACAGCTTATCACCGCGGGCAACCCCTAATCTCCGGGTCATCTCCTGCTCAAACTCGCTGGCCAAATCATTCATCTGGCCTTCCAGCCGCGTCTGCTCGCCGAAATCCTTCATGCGCTGGTACTGGTGGGCAACATCAGACACAAACTCCTGGGCATTCTGCAGCGCCCTCTGAACGGGCTTGGAAGAAACATCCGGCATCTGGATCGGGGAAGGGGTGGAGGAAGCCGCATTCATCCGGGTTCCTCCGTACAAGGGTTGCTGTAAATCACTCATCTTCGTTCATCTTGAAACGGTTAAAACTTAAAAACCTTGGGATGGAAATCTCCTTCCAGTCCTCGCGTCCGCGGATGCAGCGCTGCCACCTTGCCCGGTCAAAACGCCCCTGCACCAGACAAGCCAGCTCCCTGACGGCCTCCATACGGCCGTGGGCAAAAAGAATAATCAACGTCCTGGGGGACTCCGGATCTGGCACCCCCGCAAAAAACAACGAAGGGCAGCACCACACGACCCCGCCTCCCGCATCCGCCAGGGAAACGGTCTCCCGGAACCAGCCGGGGCGCTGGGCTTCCATCAGTAAAAAAGCCTGCTGCATGGGAGAAACGCTCATCTCTTTCCAAAACCCATGAAATTAGCCAGCAGGGAATCCCTCAACCTGTTGGAAGACTGCATGCTCCCCGGCACCATCCCCCCCAGGGAACCGGAAAGGGAATAAGCATTCATCATCCCGGAAAAAGCCCCCTGGGATCCCCCGGCAGCGGAACCCCACGTCTGCCCGCTCTCGGTAACACCCCCCAGCAATCCTCCACCGGACATTCCTGCCGCTCCCATGACTCCCCCCGCCACCGTCAGGGCCGTCTGAATCATGGCAGAACCAAGGGCATTCTGTGAAAGCATCTTATACTGGTCCGCCTCGCTGTGTGCCGCCATCATGGCCAGATCACCCTGGTATCGGGCGGACTCCGCGGCAAACCGCTTATTGGCATCGGAAACCGCGTTGGAAAGGGCCGCATCCCCAATGGCGCTCTCCCACACATCCGCCACCGCCACCTCCGCCTGGCTTCCGGAACCCTCGGAAGTAAAACCGGATCCGCCGCGCTGTGCCCGTGCAGAACCCATGGCGGCATTCTGATTCTGGCGCATCCGCTTCATATTGCGGGCGGCCAGGTGGGAATCGGAAACCGCCTCTGCCTCCAGGGCGCGGGCCTTCTTCTCATAAGCCGCCTGTGTGGCGCGCCCGTTGCTCAAAGCCGCCTGCCCCTGATACTTATACTGCTGGGAAACCCCGAAATCGGAACTCATAACATCAGAAAATGGAACTGTTTAAAATCTCTGTTAACGGATCCTGGTCATTGGAAGCATGCTGGCAGGTGTCCCAATAAAGGGCCTTGCTTAAAAACGCCTCACCCTGTGCCTCCAAAGCGGCCGCAAGCTGGGGAGAAGAAGCCAGCTTCAAAGCGCACCTGCCAGCCAGAAGAAACACAACGCCCTTGATGAAAAACGGACTATGATCCGGCAGCACTTCGGAGCGGGCCACCTCGTCGGAAAGATAATCCACCACCAGCTTATCGGTCCCGGCGGCGCGTTTCCCGTAACGCTCAACCACCAAATCACGCCCCTCAATGCGGAACAAATCCGCCCCCACATACAACACGCGCAGGCAATCATCCGGAATCGGATGCCTCATGACAGAGCGCTCCATCTCAACCCGTTTGGTTGCCCAGGTCCATGCCCCGAACAACAGCGCTTCCTGCAACACGGTAGGCCACCACAAATCAACGGTGCGACCGGCTGGGGAACCCTTCACATACTCCCGGTCCCCCAACTGGGCCAAAGCCTGGTTAAAAACGGTCACCTTATCCATTTGAGGCATCATGCCACATCCCCAGGCCTGATGAATACAACCGTAACTTGAACAAATGAAAAAAAGAAAGGGCGCCCCGCACAGCAGGACACCCCTCCGAACCAATAGTCAACGCAAAAAAACTAACCGGAAATCCCCACCAGCTTATTATAATAATCGGTAGCCTCCCGCCACTGTGGATGTGAAGGATCGGCGATTGCCTTATAATAACGGTGATTGGGGTCGGACAAAACAGCTTGAGCCTCGTCGGCAGGATCCGTCTTCGCCGGAATCTGACCGCCGCCCTTCAAGCCTCCCTCGCCTATCATCCGGGAAATGGCGTGCAGAACGCGGAACCCGTCCGGACTCGCAAACACAGCCATCTTCTCCATAGGAACGCCGGACTCCACGGAAAGCTTCCGGGCAAAAGCCTTGGAGGCAGAAACATTCGTCTCATACTCCGCTCCCCATTCGTCCTTCAACGCTTCGTCAGCCTCCTTAAAAGCCGCCTCCTCGTCCGCGCGGATGCTGGCAGCCACCTCGGAAAGAAACTTCCCGGCGGCATCGGCCGGCAGCCCTGCCGCCCTGGCATGTCCCTTCAACATATCCCGCAGGGCATCATTCTCCACAAACCCCTCCCCAAAATCAATCTCATACTCGGTCTCCTCCTGCGGAGAAAGCGGGGGAGGACTGTCGGGAGCCGGATCGGGCTCTTCCGTACCCCCTGAAAAATCGTAGGGATTGGACGGGACAGGAGGATCCGCGGGAGGCGGATCTCCCGCGGGATTCGCAGGAGGGGCGTCATTCGTGGGAGACGGAGCGCCATTGCCTCCAGAACCCCCTTCCGGAATGGCCTCTTCGTATAAGAACCTGTTATGGAATAGTCTACTATAGATCATGTAAATCAGGGTTATATTGTTCAATCTCGTATCTTACCCACAGGAGAACCTCCCGCTGGGCGTCTCGGCGCATTGCGTCAAGGGGATCGTAGGAACCAGCCTTCCCTTGAAAGCAGGGCAAATTCGTCTGGAACTCCTTCTCTAAAATATCCAGCACCTCCGGAGTAAAAGCCTCCTTCAGCGCGGCTCGTCTCCGGTTGAGCCTCTTGAGAAACTCAACCTGTTCCGGTGTCGGCTTATCTTCAAACATATTCATCATCATTCCGTATTAAACTGTGCGGACGCCGCGGCGCTATCCCTGCCGGCCCTGGCCAATTGTTCCGCAAGGGCGGCCTGACGCATCTGACCCTCCTGCGCCCTCTCCTCCTCAACCATCTTGCTATTCTCGGATGCGGACACAATGCACTTGGACGGGGCGCCGGAACTGTCCCACATAAACCGCAGCACCTCCCAGGCCTTCATGCGCTTGGCAATGCGGGTATCGCCCGAAACCTGGATATACTTCGCCAACCCATTCAGCACCCCCTCAAGGCCGTACCTCTGCAAACGGTCAAATGCCTGGGCAATCTTGCCCAGATAGCGGGTGCGGGGAGTCCGCAACTCAAACTTCTCCCCATCGGCGGAACGGACAAAAAACTCATCAGGCGCGTCGCCCGGAAGCACGGCCCCCTGCATATTGCGGAACATCAGGCAGACAATGCGATTCATCATCGTCTGGAAATCCTGCGAAAACTGAATGAAAGAAGAAAAAAAGCAAATAATGCGTTCCGACTCGCGGGCATTCACCTCCGTAGCCGTCATCTCGCGGTCCACGCTTGAAACCACCTGGAGAATATCATTGAAAAACGCCTCCCTGATCAACTTCTCCTTCTTATCTTGCCGCTCCAGCATAAACCTCACATCCCCCACGTTCGCCCATTCCCTCGGAAACTGTGAACCAATAAGCTCATCCGGAACAACCGTCTTGCCTCCGGCCCGCAAATCAACCTCCTTTGCCATCTTAGCCGACACAATAACGCTGGGAATTGCCGCCCGGCTGCCGGCCACATCCATCACCCGATCCATCAGCAGGGTAGCCTTAATCTCCGGCAGCACAGCCTTGCCCGGAGCCTCGCCGTAAGAAGAAACGCCACCCTTCAAAAAGCGCGTCACCAAAAAAGGAAACTCGTAAAAGCCGCCATGGAAAACAATCTTCTCCGCCTCTCTGGCAATATACACGTCCAACCACTTGCGGCGGCCAGGACTTACCATGTCGGAACCGAACTGCGCCCGGCTGTTGGGCAGTACAAGGTGAACAAACTCGAACATCTCGGTGTACCGCCTCTCCGCATCCTTATACGCCTCCTGAATCTTGACAGGCAGATTGCGCAGCTTAAACATCTCCACGGCCTGCTGGGCAGTAAACTTCAACGTCCGCACCAGCGTATTCACCTCCCCGTGGGCTCCCTCGGCAATCGCATAAGTCCCGGTAGGGACGTGTTTAAACACCAGGGACCCGTCACGGGAAACATCTGCAAACATGCAGCCTGTCCCTGTCAGGCAACGGTCCAGGTAAACCTCGTGGGCCGCCGCATAAAAATTGGAATCCGCCAGCGCGCGGTAGACGGCCTCCGTCGCTCTGCTGTACCAATCGTCCTCATCGGTGTAATCATCCCTTTCCTCCTGCGGCCGCAGGGAAAACCACTTCTGATCCATGGGAGTAATAAAAAGAAGATGAGCGGACGCCAAATTCAAAAGGGACTTATGCGCCACCGGAGAAAAACTGGACGCAGCCGTCATCTCATTAGCCTGTTCCTGCTGGCGGGCCTTCCCCTCCATCCGCGGCATAATGCGCCGGCGCAATTCATCCCAATCCCCGGAATTCTTATTCATCTCCGTGAACAGGGCGTCTGCCGTCCTCAATAAATCTTTAACATTTTCCATGGATCTCCTGTGTAAAAATCAACCCAGCGTCTTCCTCAGGCCAGCCAGGGAAGAAAGAGGATTACTCCGGTTCGTCGTATTACTAAGCTTCAAGCGGCGACGGGCAGACGAATTCACCGCATTCTCCGCTTGGGAAACATCCTTGGTTCCCGTAGTAATAACCTTCTGCTCCGGGGCATTCGCCATGGCATCGGCCATAGCGTTGGCGGCGCTTGCCTGCTTCTTGGCCGCCTTATTGGCTCCATATCCCCCGAACGTGGCGATATTTGCCAGGGCCCCTCCGACAGCTTTTAATGGATTTGAACTCATAACAACTAATGATAAACAACTAAACGAGCTCCTGCGCCACGCTGAACGCATCGTCGCAGCGGTTCAGCCAACCCTTCCCGAAGGTCGGAAACTGCCTGCACGAGCGGTAAAACGCCTGACGCTTCTCCTGTAACCCAACCAAAAACACCGCTTCACCCGTGGCGGCCAGCTGGTCCTGCAACTCCTGCCGGGTCCTGGGGCCGACAATCCCGTCCACCACAAGCCCGGCGCCGTGGATGTTCAGCGCGCGCTGCAAAATCTTCCCGGTATTCCTGCTCCCGGAATTGAAAAAATGATCCCGCAGGATGAATTCAACGCCAGGAAAAGCGTCGGAACCCAGCCAGGAACGCACGGCGGCGGTATTGTCCAGGACGTATTGCAGGCAGCCTTCCCAGGCCTCTTCACGCCTTCCGGCATCCAGCAGGGCCTTCAACCTGTTAAACACGTCCGGTTCAATGCCGTCGCAAATGCCGCAAACCTCCCACTTGCCGCCCTTGTCGGCGGCGGGAAGGCGGGAAACGCGCAGGGAATCCGGCCCGGTAACGCGGCTGTCTTCAAACCGGAGGATAGCCGCGGCCATCTT